TCCTCGGTCGGCTCCATCGAAGCGGGCGGCACGGAGGTCTTGGATATCGTGCAGCTTGAGAAGTACGTCGGTATCCAGAGCGGAATCCTCAATACGGAGACCCTTGGCGCAGAGCAGCTGCGAGATCTTGGCACATATCTCCTTGACTACAACACCCCGGAGAAAACCGTCTCGATTCTGGCGTGGGCGGCAGGCTGCTTTCTGAAACCCTATCTCAGGATGGCAGGCATCAAGTTCCCGCATCTGTTCCTGATCGGTGAGGCAGGCAGCGGCAAGAGCACGACCTTGGAAAAAGTGGTGCTGCCGATCTTCTCTACGAGCAGAGTGACCGCGGCAACCCAGGTGACGCAGTTTACGCTGATGAAGGAGAGCGCTTCCTCCAATCTGGTGCCGATGGCGCTGGACGAGTTCAAGCCGTCCAAGATCGACCGGCTGAAGATCAACGCCCTCTATAACCATTTCCGCGACAGCTATGACGGCCATGACGGCGTGCGCGGCCGGGCCGATCAGACCATGATCGTTTATCACCTGCTGGCCCCGCTGGTTACGGCAGGGGAGGAGTCGCCGGACGAGGCGGCAATACGTGAACGCAGCGTGGAGCTCCTATTTTCGAAGAAGGACCTGAAGAAGCCCGATCAGGCCGCCTGCTTCCGGCGGATCGAAGCAAACGAAAAGACGCTGCATGACCTGGGCCGGACACTGCTGGATACCGCGCTGCGCATGCAGCCGAAGGAAGCGGAGTCCTGGTATAAGGATGGACTCGGCGTCTTTACGAAGGAGATGCCCAGCAGGGTGATCAGCAACCTGGCCTGCTGCCATGCAGGGCTGAAGCTGGTCGAAGCTATGTGTACGCGGGCAGGGCTGTCATGGTCCGACGTGTTCCCTTACAGCTTTGACGCCTGCATCCGCTATCTGGAGTACGGCGCGAAGGAATATCTTCTGGACGGCGGCATCAACAACACAAGTGTCGTGGAGCAGACCTTTGAGATCATGAGCCGCATGGGCCTGGACCCGAAGGTGGACTACTGCCTGAGTGACGATCGCACGCAGCTTTTTATCCGGCTGTCCTCGGTCTATGACAAGTACACGAAGTACCGGAAAGACTATGCGATCGTCGGGGAAGTGCTGACCTACGCCCAATTCAAGAAGCAGCTCAGCCACTCGGATATCTTCATTCAGGCCAACGTGCAGAAGAAGCTGAACGGCGTCAACGCCAAGTTCTGGGTGATCAACTACGGCCTGCTGATGGAGCGCTGCGACGTCACGGGTTTTGATATCGACGATGCCGTTCCGCTGTTATGACAAACACAACGGGTAGGGTAACCTTTTTAAGAAGGTAACCGCAGAAACCTCTATTTTAGAGCTTTCACGCGAGAGCAAAATTTTTTCATTCGCGTGCGTGCGCGTGTGCGCGTGAATATATATGAACCTCTATTTTTGGAGGTTACGCGGTTACTGGTTACCCTCTGTGGAAGAAAGGCGGCATGAAAATGCTGGAGAAAGACATTGTTGCAAAGATCAGGAATTACCTGAAAACTGTGCCCAACTGCTTCTTCTGGAAAGAGCACGGCGGGCAATACGGGACCGCAGGCATCCCAGATCTCATCGCCTGCATAGAAGGTCACTTCTTCGGTTTCGAAGTGAAGACCGATAAAGGAAAGCCGACAGCCCTTCAGACTGTGACGATCCGGAAAATCCTCGCTGCTGGCGGGACCGCGGCAGTAGTCCGCTCCGTCGAGGAGGTGCGTGCCCTGATTGAGGGTACCCTGCAAAGATAACGAAGAATACAACGAGTCCAGGACTCTAAGACATAAAGATTCGAAGCGGGAAAAGAAATACCTGTGAAAGTGAGGTCCAGGGTATGACCCGTGAGACGAACATCCCGCCTGAACAGATGCTTGCCAACGCTATCATCATACAGGCGGCGGACGATTACAGAACAGCGCTGCGGCGGCTCAAGCTGAACCGCATGAACCGGGAGTATCTGCGGATGAAGGAAGAATGCGAGAGATTCTTCCAATCCCAATGGTTCGAGCAGCTTACCAATGTTGATGGGAAAACGATCATGATGCGAATCCAGAAGGAGGAAATGGGAATATGACAGCAAGGGAGTATTTGAGTCAGGCTTATCGGCTGGATCAGAGGATCAACAGCAAAATAGAACAGCTTTCCACCCTGAACGATCTGGCCACCAAGGCCACGTCGGTGATGTCCGGCATGCCGCACAACCCGAATAAGGGCACGTCGTCCTTTGAGAGTATTATTGTAAAGATCGTGGATCTGCAGAACGAGATCAACAGCGATATCGACTCGCTGGTGGACCTGAAGGCGGAGATCACGGCTAGGATCAATGCGGTGGAGAACACTGACTATCGCCTGATTCTGGAGCGCCGGTACCTCTGCTGGGCAACATGGCCGGAGATCGCTGTGGAACTGAATGTGTCAAACCGCCGACTTTACTACCTGCATGATCTCGCACTGGATGAAGTCCAGAAAAAATTGTAAATAATATTTTATGGATATCCATTATATCTTGACAAAAGGGGCGAAAGGTGTTATCCTCAAGATGCCAAATTAATGGATATCCAATTAATTCAGCGAGGTGTGCAAGATGAGGGGACGCCCGAAACTTGAAGACAGTCGTGACAATCAGTATCGCGTTCGTCTGAATGACGAAGAAAACAGAATGTTGACCTACGCCAGCCAAAAAACCGGTAAGGCTAAATCCGAGATTTTCAGACTTGCGCTGGTCGATTACTACAACAAGGTCTGTCTTACAGAACTGAACTTGGAAAACGCGGAGGAAGATGCCTGGGATCTCGGCACCATCAGTCTGAAGCGCGTTATCAAGTGCCCGTTCTGTGGAAGCCAGATTCGTGTCGATCTTGAGGATGAGTGCCGGACGACAAGCGAAGAGCGCGATATGGGGACCGAGACCCTTTACGAATTTGACTTCGAAGGGGAGTGCCCTTCCTGCGAGAAGACGTACCGTGTGACAGGTTACGTGTCTGAATATCCTCAAGGTGCGCTTAATTTTGAAAAAATTAATATCAAACAGGCCGAGCCGCTTGCAGACATACCCGGTTCAAATCTGATGGAAGGTTTAATTTTTGCGAGTGTTGCCGGAGCGGCGAAAATGCTGGCGAAAGGCCAGCGACGGAAAAGAAAAGGAGAAAAAGATTATGAATAACGATAGTTTTGATAGGTTTCTGGACGTTGCTCTTGACCTTGTGGGCAATTCATGGCGCGATGCGAAGCGCGAGTTTGTCTGCGGCATCGAGTACAATGCCCGTAGTGTAGAGCGCAATGACAATCTTTCTCGTGCGGCGCTTGCTATGTTGGACGGTGGACTTAGCGCGGAGCAGACAACTGCGATGTTGCAAAAGCACTGGGACCTGCGGCGAAGTGAAGCGATCCCATTTGTCGCTTCTGCACAGCGGCAGATCGGATCTCGTCAATGAGCATGACTTAAAAACAAGATATTTGTAGTAAAGTTCACTATATTTCACCATGGAATTGTGATAATATTATACTGCGAAAAACGAAACGCCTCACGGGGAGCAATCCCTGTGGGGCATTTTTCATGAGGAGCGATATGCATGAGAATTCTTACCTGTGAGCAGGTGTCGGACGGACACCCGGATAAAATCTGTGATCAGATCAGCGATGCCGTCGTCACCGACTGCCTGCAGCATGATCCTGATTCCCGCGTTGCTGTGGAGTGCCTTCTGAAGGATAATCACCTGATTATTGCCGGGGAGCTTACCAGCCAGCACGAGCCGGATTACAAGGTACTGGTCGATCAGGTCTTTGACAGGATCGGCAGGGAACGCCTTGGCTACCCGCCTGACATGGATATTCAGGTGCTGGTGAAGAAACAGTCCCCGGATATCGCTATGGGTGTTGATACCGGCGGAGCAGGTGACCAAGGCGTCATGTTTGGCTACGCCAGTCTGGAAACGCCGGAGATGCTGCCGATTCCATTCGCGGTGGCGACCCGATTCCTGCAGAAGCTGAGAAAGCTCCCATATACGATCTTCAAAGCAGACGCCAAGAGCCAGGTATCCTTCAATTATGACACCGGCGAGATTACAACCTTCCTGTGCAGCGTTCAACACAATCCGGATCTAGAGATTGCAGAATTCCGGCCAGTTATCGAAGAGCTAATGGTCGAGACCGCGGACGAGTACATGCTCGGCGGCAATTTCCTGAAGCTGGTCAATCCGACCGGCAGATTCGTTATCGGCGGCAGCTTTGCTGACTGCGGTGTCACCGGCAGGAAGATCTGCTGTGATTCTTATGGATCCCTCGCCCATGTTGGCGGAGGTGCCTTCTCCGGCAAGGACCCGAGCAAGGTCGACCGCAGCGCTGCCTATATGCTGCGCCAGATCGCGCGGCACCTAGTGCATGCGGGTTTCGCCGAGAAGGTGGAACTGCATGCCGCGTATGCAATCGGAATTCCGGAGCCAGTTTCCATCCATGTAGATTGCTTTGGCACAAACCGGAAAACCGAGGAGTTTATCGAGAACTGCGTCCGCAACGGTTATGATCTCACCCCGCGTGGCATCAGCAAGTACCTGGGCCTCAATCGGGTGGACTACAACAAGGTCTCCAGCTACGGACACTTCGGTAAGCAGGGCCTTCCCTGGGAGATGTGACGTATGCCGCGCCGACCAGATACACCCTGCAAACATCCCGGCTGCCCGCGTTTGGTACCGTACGGCCAGAAGTACTGTGAAGAGCACGCGCCAATCCACAGCGGTGACCGCCCAAGCGCAGCTAACCGAGGGTACGGCGCAGCATGGCGCAGAGCCCGTAAACAGTACCTCGAAGGTCACCCGCTCTGTGTGGAGTGTATGAAGGAAGGGAAGTACGTGCAGGCTACCGATGTTGACCACGTCGTACCGCACCGCGGCGACCCTGTTCTGTTCTGGGACAGGGGTAACTGGCAGGCCCTCTGCCATAGCCATCACAGCATCAAAACAGGTACTCGGGACATGCACCCGGAGTACCATTTTTAATGTCAAAGCGTGTCAGATTTACCCCACCCGGGGCGGGTCAAAACCTCTAAAGCCCTTGGCCCAAGGGACCGGCGCCCCCTCTCGCGTTGATTTTCGCGAAATTGTAAAGGGGTATTACTTGACACTGGCGCGAAATGCCAATAGCCCGCGGGCTGTTCAGCAAGCGCTGCCGTATTTGGCTTACCCTGCTTTCGCGCAATTATTAAGGGCTGAAAGGAGAAATCGTGGTAACTGTGCTGCAAGAAGAGCAGATCCGGCAGCTCCGGTCTCAAGGGATCGGCTATCGGCAGATAGCAAAGCAGCTCGACCTGAGCCGTGACGATGTCCGGAACTACTGTAAGAAGTATAATCTGAACGGATATAAGGATGCTGTCGCGGCCAATATGCAGATGATGCAGGAGAACGGCTGTATGTGCAGGTACTGCGGCTCTTTTCTGAAACAGCCGAAAACCGGCCGGAAGCGGCACTTCTGCAATGACACCTGCCGCCGAAAATGGTGGAATGATAATCGAGATAAGATCCGGCAGAGCGCCGGGTCCATCTATGGCTTCACCTGCAAACGCTGCGGGAAACACTTTACTGCCTACGGGAATCCCCATAGGCAGTATTGCAGTCATGAGTGTTATATCAGTGATCGATTTTGGGAAGGGGAGCAGCCTGTGAAGGCAATGGAGATCGATTTATCAAAGGCACCGACAGTTGTGCTCCTCAATTCCTAGGCAGACAAACTGGAATTTAACGAGCGGACAGCTTCAAGAATTTTGCTTCGTTCATCTGTTCGTTTGTCAGGTATTCTCCGTTGTAAAACAACGCGTAGGTTGTGATCGGTGTAGGCGCATTCTGCGCATCTTCTTTGCTCTCTATATGGATCGCCTTGAAAGCAATACCATATTCTTTTGCGGTTCGTTCAACAACGGGTACGTATTTTGCGTTGAACGGGCATTGACTCGTATAGAAAAGAAGGTAGCCGGATTGATTAACGTGAGGATGCCTTGCGCATTCTTTGAATTTAGGAATTTTTTCATTGGGCGTGAAAGGCAAATACCAGAGCTGTATCCCATTATCCGCTTCGTCACATACCGAAAAACCCTTATGCGTTAAATACTTTGGATCGGCGAGAAACGGCTTTTTCTTTGCAGAGCTCAGAATGCAAAGCCCTTTTTTGCCTTTTTCTTTGCTGTCCTCGATACAGGCAATTAAAAGATCGTTTGAATATCCGTGTCCTTTGAACGAGCCGGATACCCACAGACAATCGATATACATATACCCATCTGCATCTATCGGATTCCATGCATTCTCTGCAGGAATGTACTCTATAAAGCACTTGCCTCGTTCCTCGCTTTTCAGAAACACAAGCCCCTCGTCGAACCGATCTGCAAGCCATGCTTTTTTGGATGAAACCTGTACATCTTTATTGTTGGAGATGGCGCAGCAAATATGTTCTTTTTCCAAATTATCGTTTGTAACTCTGATATACTCCATATTTCTTTCCTCACAAATTCCGATTTGTCGTGATGATTATACCATAAAACCCTATCGTGCACAATAAGGCGACTCTAACAAGGGCCGCTATTTTTATACCCAAAGGAGTACATCCATGGACCTAAGAAAAATCAAGATCGCGGATCTGGTGCCTGCTTCGTACAACCCGAGGAAGGCCCTGAAACCCGGCGATAAAGAATATGAAAAGATCAAACGCAGCATTGAAGAATTCGGGTACTGTGAGCCGGTCATCGTAAACAGCGATATGACTATTATCGGCGGCCACCAGCGGGTGACCGTGCTGAAGGACCTGGGCTACAGCGAGATCGACTGCATCGTGATCGATATTGATAAAACCAAGGAACGCGCCCTGAACATTGCGCTGAACAAGATCACCGGCGAATGGAACAAGGAGCTCCTGGCCGACTTGATTGCAGAGCTGCAGGATTCGGATTTCGATGTGACCTTCACCGGCTTTGATCCTCCGGAGATCGAGCAGCTCATGAATTCCGTTCACGACAAAGAGATCGTGGAGGATGAGTTCGATATCGAAGCCCAGCTCCAGCAGCCGACCGTCACCCAGGAAGGGGACCTGTGGCTGCTCGGTGAGCACCGGCTCGTCTGCGGCGACAGCACGCTGCCGGAGACCTACGATCTGCTTATGGCCGGGAGAAAGGCCAATCTGGTGGTGACCGATCCGCCTTACAATGTGGATTATGAAGGTTCTGCCGGGAAGATCAAAAATGATAAAATGGCGGAGGAGCAGTTTGAAAAGTTTCTCTTTGCGGCATATGTCAATATGGAGCAGAATATGATGGACGACGCGTCCATTTATGTTTTTCACTCAGACTCGCATGGGCTGGCCTTTCGGAGAGCATTCGAAGAGGCTGGCTTTTATCTTTCAGGCTGTTGCATTTGGAAAAAGAACAGTCTGGTCCTGGGCCGGAGCCCGTACCAATGGTTGCACGAGCCTGTGCTCTTTGGCTGGAAGAAGGGCGGAAGGCATCAGTGGTATGCGGACCGCAAGCAGACCACTGTGTGGGAATATGATAAACCCAAGAAGAACGATCTGCATCCCACGATGAAGCCGGTAAACCTGATCGCCTATCCGATAAAGAACAGCTCCATGAGCAACTGCATTGTGCTGGACCCCTTTGGAGGCTCCGGCAGCACCCTCATCGCGGCGGACCAGCTGAAGCGTATCTGCTATACGGTTGAGCTGGACCCGAAGTATGCTGATGTGATTGTCAATCGGTATCTGGCCCAGGTCGGCAGCGATGAGAAGATCTTCTTGGTCCGGGATGGACAGAAGATTTCATATGCAGAAGCAGTCAAAAACGCGGCATAAACTGCTGTATTATGAACAATAATAGCTGTGATTCTTTGTCTACATTATGCCTCCGAATTAACTTGCTATATAGGCAGAGTAGAGCGAATATGAACATGCCGAAGGGGAGAACCCCGCGGACATTTACATTTTAGGAGGCACCCCATGAACATCAATTTCAACGTCACCGGAAGCGAACGCAAGAGACTCGTCAGCATCATCACCCACGCCACCGGCGAGAAAGGCACCTACGAAGGAGTCCCGACTATGGCCTACCGCATCGGCGGCTTCACGGTGGATAAGACCGGCGGCCTGAGCTGGGACGACACGGTCGAGAACGGCACCCTCCTCAAGGTCTACGAAGAGATCAAGGCGGCGGGTTTTAAGCCGGAAGAAGAACCGGATCTCCGGAACACCCCGGAAGCCACCCCGGCCGCCGAGGAGAGCACCGAGAGCGCTGAGGAGGAAGGGTTGGAGATCAGCCTCCCGCTGGACGGCTTCGATCAGGACAGCCTGGACCGGCTGCGGAAGCTGGTGGACAGCAAGGCACGCCTGACGCAGAAAGCGCTGGCAGCGGACCGCCTCAACATTGAGGTGAAGGACGACCGGGTTTGCTTCCCTTGGTGGGACACCCTGCCGGAGCCGGAAGAGATACAGGCTTACATGGCCTTTATCGCAGCGCTTTGCGCGATGGCGAAGCAGGCCAAGCGGGTTACCAGCTATGAGAAGGAAGTCGAAAGCGAGAAGTTTTCCTTCCGCGTCTGGCTCCTCCGCATGGGCTTTAAGGGCAACGAAAGCAAGGCCCAGCGTGCGATCCTCCTGAAGCGACTCTCCGGTAACGCGGCCTTCCCGAACAAAGCCGCGGCAGACGCCTTCAGCGCGGCGCAGAAGGCAAAGCGCGACGCGGCCAAGGCTGCGGCGGTCGCCGAGGAGGAAAAAGCGTGAAAGGGATCTCAAGGTCAGAACTGGAACGCCTCCGGCAAGCCTATCCCAAAGGGACCCGCGTGGAGCTGATCCGCATGGACGATGAGCAGGCTCCGCCGCCCGGTACCCACGGGACCGTCCTCGGAGTGGACGATATCGGCAGCCTGATGATGGCTTGGGATAACGGGTCCGGCTTGAATGTGATCTGGCGGGTGGACGCGGTCCGGAAACTGTAAAACAGAATCACAAAGTACCAGAGGGCCTGAAGGCTCTCTTGGTCGTACATTCTGGACAATTTCCAGCGAAGATCTTTGTACATATTATGCCTCAGAATTGACTTGATAATATCCCGGTTTAGAGGGATATATAGGTCACCAAAACAAAGGAGGCAAACGCCATGACAATCAACGACGCGATGAGAACCTACAGACTTCCGAACCCCACCACCCCGGAGGATCTGGAGTGCCGGTGGAGCAAGGTCCTGAACTTTGGTGACAAGGTGCTCCTGGCCGGGTATTACTACAACGGGAAGAACAAGCCCTGCTACTTCGGCGCGGTTTACGAGCACCTGGACGACGACCTTTCCTGCGAAGGCACGATCGGGCTGAGATCCGCCAGCGAGGTTGCCTTTGAAGACGACGGATACGCGATGGCTTGGGCGATGGCCCACACGGAGGATTGAGCATGAACCAGATTGAAGAGCGGGTTTACACCCTGACGGACGATGTGCTTTCCACCGCAGCGGACATTTACGATGCCCTTGAGCAGATCCGGTACGATCCGGTCGGAGCAACGCCGGACGATGTGGAGGCCATGAAGGAGGTCCGGGGACTGCTGCGGCAGGCGCTGGAACGGGCCAACAAGGTCAAGGCGAACGTCGGCCGGGGCTGATTCAACAGAACACCGAGGGAATGCAGCCGGGAGGCTGTGTTCCTCGTTATGACGCAGGCATGGGGCCTGCTTTTTCTTGTCTATTTGTACCAGCTTCCCGTGCCTATATTTATGCAGATTATGGTGTCGATATAACTTGCTATTATGGCCTTTCAGAGTGATATATGTACATGCCGAAAGGCAAACTACACTTTTTCAGGAGGCCATCACCATGATGAACACCACCAACACCTACTTCGATAACCTTTACCGGATCGGCTGCGAGTACGAAGCAGCCAGAGCTGAGCGTCAGGCCCGCAAAAAGCAGATTATCGACACCCTTGGCTGGGACAGCGAAGAGCTCAAAGCTTGGTACGAAGAGGACGCCGCTGCGAAGTTCCCCTTCAGCCAGGGCATCAGCAAGGCGTTCCGGGCATGGAAATCCAGCCTGAGCCGCAGCGAGGATGAGATCGAGATGGACGACTTCCTTTGGGAAGGCGAGGTCCACGACTTTGTCGAAGCCCTGCGGGAAGCGGGTTTTACCAGCTTTGTTTACACAAACCAGAGCACCGCGGTGATGGAGAACCTTCACCAGCTTGCCGCGGAAGGCTGCAGGCTGGAAGGGCTTTGCACCATTACCCGGCAGGAAAACCGCTGGGGCGAGGAAGAGCCCTACGAAGTGCAGGGCATCCGCTTCAGCCTCTAAGCCGGGCATGACCGGCAGGCTCCGAAAGGGGCCTTTCTCTTGTGTATTCTAAACAGCTTCTCCCTGAACATTTTGTACATATTATTCCTGTAAAAATAGCAGAAATGACTTGCTATTTATCACTTTTAGAGGGATATATAGGACAACAAAACGAAGGGAGAACACCACCATGAAGAACATTTACAGACTCAGAAACGTCCTCAACCTGATCGACTACAACACCGCGATCACCCGCGAAGACTTCGAAGCACACTTCACCAAGACCCGCGAAAAGGTACGCTTCACCTTCAACGGCTGGGACGGCAAGAGCTACGACGGGGAGAGCAGGAACGCCAGCGTTTACCGCACGGACTTCGCAGGCTACGAAGATGCCCGGTTCATCAAGGTCGGAAACCACCTTTGCTACATCGACGAAGATCACCTGGTCATTGAGAAGGCCACCGGCGAGAGCCACCCGGAAGCCGAATGGCTGGTCGAGGTCAAGCGCGGATAAGAAAAAGGATACAACCGGGGAGACGGCCAGCAGGCCGTGTTCCTCGTTATACAGATAGATTTGTGAGCAGCCGGTGGGCTGCATTTTTTTGTGCTCAGACGGGAGGTGATACCAATGGCACAGAGAGGAAGAAAACCCAAGCCGACGGCGCTGAAGGTGCTTGAGGGCAATCCCGGAAAGCGGCCATTGAACCTGTATGAGCCTGCCCCGGAGGGAAAACTGCCGGAGTGTCCGGCATGGCTGGAAGAGGAAGCAAAAGCCGAATGGGAGCGCCTAGCCGTCCCGATGCATAATCTTGGCCTCCTGACGGAGCTGGACATGGCCGCGTTTGCTGCATACTGTCAGGCATACGCCCGTTGGAAAGAGGCTGAAGAGTTCATCTCTCAGCATGGCAGCATCGTGAAAACGAAAAATGGCTTCTGGCAGCAGGTGCCGCAGGTGACGATCTCCCATACAAATCAGAAGATCATGCTGCAGGCCGCAGCCGAGTTTGGCCTGACGCCTTCTGCTCGAAGCAGGATTATTGCCGGGAACGCCGCGCAGGATCAGGCGTCTGAAATGGACATGATTCTGGCGGGTGTGATCTGATGGCATATAAGTACAAGCCAACATCCCTGATGCTGCCGACCTCTCATTATGATAAGCGCAAAGCGGATCACGCGGTCAACTTCATCCAGTGCCTGAAACATACGACAGGGAAGTGGCAGGGCCAGCGGATCATGCTGCTTCCATGGGAGGAACAGATAGTCCGAGACATTTTCGGCATCATCGGGGAGGACGGTTACCGGCAGTTTCGGAATGCATATATCGAGATTGCAAAGAAAAACGGGAAAAGCACTCTGAGCTCGGCGCTGGCCCTGTACCTGCTGTATGCAGACGGAGAGGCATCCCCGGAGGTGTATTCTGCCGCCTGTGATCGTAACCAGGCGAGCATCGTGTACAAGGAAGCGGAAAAGATGGTCCGCGCCAGCCCTGAGCTGATGCGGCGATCCAAGGTAAACGGCTCCATTAAGCGCATCGTGTCATATAACCCGGAAGGGTTTTATCAGGTGCTGTCAGCAGAAACCGGCAGCAAGCACGGCCTGAATATTTCCGGCCTGATCTTTGACGAGATCCATGCCCAGAAAGACCGAAAGCTCTACGATGTCCTGACGAAGTACTCCGGCTCCGCGCGAACGCAGCCGCTGTTTATCAGCATCACCACGGCGGGGAACAATAAGGATTCCATCTGCTATGAGCTGCATACCAAAGCCATCGACGTCATGAAGGGGACCCGCCATGACCCGTCGTTTTATCCGGCGATCTACGGGCTTTCCGATGAGGACGACTGGCATGATGAGAAAAACTGGTATAAGGCCAACCCGTCCCTTGGTGCGACGATCTCGCTGGAGCGCTTCCGGGAAGACTACCAGAATGCGCTGGAGAATCCGGCCGAGCTGAATGTCTTTAAACAGCTCCGTTTGAACATGTGGGTATCGTCGGCAGTTGCCTGGATACCAGAGCATGTTTTTGATAAAGGCAATGCCCCGATTGACCTGGAATCGTTGAAGGGGAGAGACTGCTATGCAGGGCTCGACCTCTCCAGCACCTCCGACCTGACCGCCTTTGTACTGCTGTTCCCGCCGCGGGACGATACAGAAAAATACATCGTGGTCCCGTACTTCTTTCTGCCGGAGGACACCCTCCCGCAACGAGTGGCGCGGGACCATGTGCTTTATGATACCTGGGTCGCAAATGGGTACCTGATTACGACAGAGGGCAACGTCGTAGACTATCGCTTCCTGCAGGCGTTCATCGAGGAAACCTGTGAAAAGTACCATGTGCTGGAGATCGCCTACGACCGATGGAACGCCACCATGCTGGTGCAAAACCTGATCGACGAGGGCCTGACAATGGTTCCTTTTGGGCAGGGCTACAAGGACATGTCTCCGGCCAGCAAAGAGTTCTATAAGATCATGCTGGAAGGAAAGCTGATCCACGGCGGCAATCCGGTCCTGCGCTGGATGGCGTCAAATGTCGTGGTCGACCAGGACCCGGCAGGGAATATCAAGCCGACAAAAGCAAAATCCATAGAGAAGATCGACGGTATTGTTGCCCTGATTATGGCGATGGGCCGTGCGATCCTCAATCAGAATCCGGGCAGCGTTTACGATGAACGCGGCCTGTGTGTTTTTTAAGGGGGAATACAATGGGGTTCTTCGACAGCTTTATGGCGACAACGCCGCATCCCAGACCGAGGGATGCTCCCAAGGCACCGGAGATACAGGATAATGTCCGTGATTCCGGCCAGACCTTTATTTTCGGCAAGTCAGATGCAGGGGAGCGGGTGGATGAGAAATCTGCCATGCAGATCGCAACAGTCTATGCCTGTGTACGGCTCCTTGCGGAGACGATCGCTGGGCTTCCGCTGCACCTGTTCAAATACTCGGATAAAACCGGGAACGGAAAAGAGCGTGCTGTGGACCATCCGCTGTATAAGCTCCTGTACCGCCAGCCGAATCCCGAGATGACGAGCTTCTCCTTCCGGGAGACCCTAATGACCCACCTGCTTCTTTACGGAAATGCGTATGCACAGATCGTGAGAGATGGAAAGAATACCATCCTCGGACTGTATCCGCTGCTGCCGGAGAACGTAGAGGTGGACCGTAACGAAAAGGGCGATATCTACTACATCTATCACGCCTATACGGATGAGGTCCCCGGTGAACAGAACAAGGACATTCTGTTCCGGCGCGACGAGATTTTTCATGTACCAGGACTCGGTTTTAACGGTCTGGTCGGCTTCTCTCCGATTGCCATGATGAAGAATTCACTCGGCACCACGATCGCGGTGGAGAAATACGGCAGCGCCTTTTTCAAAAATGGTGCACAGCCGTCCGGTGTGCTGGAGCACCCCGGCGTCCTGAAGAACCCGGAACGCATCCGGGAAAATTGGTCACAGGTTTATGGTGGTCCCGGCAACGCGCATAAGGTTGCTGTGCTGGAGGAAGGACTGCAGTATAAAGCAATCTCCCTGCCGCCGGAAGACAGTCAGTTTCT